TTACACTTTAGTAATCTCCTCCACTACATATTGGTCTTTTACTTTCTTGCAGGTACATACGAAGAATTCCGGATGTTTCAGAGCTCCTTGTAAAGTATCAGGAAGAATCATTTCTTTAGTACGACGGTCCATTGCAACCGTTGCATACAGGATACCTTCACTCTCGCATTTCTCTATTAATGCACTTTTTAGTTCTTCTACGCTATATTCCATTTGTGTGATCCTTTGTCGCTGCAAAGTTATGGAAAATATGTATATTTTGTGCAATTATATTCCTGTAATAAATAAAAAAAATAGCTCCCTAGTTCGTCCGCCGACGAGGGAGCTATTAACACAAAAACTAAACTAGACACATTTTTGGAAATCTAGTTGTATATTCTGTATATCAATTATATAGTCCTGCTTTTTTTTATGGTTCGACCATAATTCGACCATTTGATGTTTTATGTACTATCAAGATTTCTATATTTCATATTTTATATTACTTTAAATATTATATTTGCGCATTGTCAAACTAAAATAGTGCGTTTATGAAATCGTTATTAAAAAATGTCCTAAGAAGGATAAGTAAAAAACAATCTTCTAAAGAAGATAATGCGACAGCCTTTTATCCCCAGTGTTGTGCAAAAGTGGATGATTCCGCTCGTATGCGTATAAAAATGTCTTATGACCAAAATGTAAAAGAAACTATATCAAGCTTGAAAACACTTGCTAATGATATGTCTAGTGGCTTTGTTACTTTTAAAAAGTTTCAGACTAGGCGTTATCAATACAACCCGGATGCAGATGCAACTCTATATGCTTCAAGACTGCTTCGTGCAGCTTCTATATTGGAGTTCCTATTAACTGATCCTGATAATAAATCTTAGAGATTCATTTTTTCAGCTAGAGCAGAGAGCCCTATCAGTAGTTCAGTTATATTTTTGGCTTTTCCGACAACATCATCAACTTTCGCTGCTGTATCAGGGCTTAACTCCTTTTCTAATCGTTCTAGCTGCATTTGAAATGTATCAAAACTTAATATATATAAGTCTCTTTCAACAGTGAATCCCCCTTTTTCTGCAAAATTGAATATTTCAAAATTCAACGTAAGATATTCAATACCATATCCTTTATAGTCAATAAATCTCCTATTTTTGAACTCCTCTAAAACTATTTCATATTGTTCTTTACTGATCCTAAGGTCTGGTATATCTTTATAATTTAGTTTAGCTGTTCTTTTCCCGTTTGCTACAACCAAAATATAATTTAATACTTTATCCTTTTCTTCAGCTGTTATAACTAAAGGATATTCTCTTTCATCTTTTGGGGGTACAGTTCTAATTGGGCGCATATTTGAAAAAATATTTATTCTATTGTTTATATAGTTTCATTCTAGTATTACTGTAATACATTATATCTTTTTCTATTTCGCAGGGAATTGTTAAATTGTCTTTTTCTACTATTAGATTCACAATATTGTCGTTTATAGAGTATTTACCTGATACCGTTTCTTTCCATTCATATTCTAAATCCTCATTATCATCTGCAACATTATATATTGTGAAAGATTTCAAGTCAAAAGATATAGCAAAAAAAGATCTTAAATAAGGAGTGCCTTCTTCAAAAGACAATCGAGTTTTTCCGTACCAGTCTTTTGCAGAAGTCCATGTTGTTCCTGCTAAATTAATACTGTCATCAGAGCATGAATTAAATATAAGCACAAATAAGAAGGATAGTATTAAAAATCTTTTTTTCATACATATATAAGTTTATCCTATATTTCTTTCATTCTTCAACATAGCTAGTTCACCCTTTAATTTCTGATTTTCTTCCAAAAGCCGTTGGGTAAGCACTGTCTTTTCATTAATCTCATCTTGTAAATTGGCGATGGTATATACTATACTTTTCAATTTATCCATTCCTGGTTCTGTTTCTTCTTTTTGAAGAAGCATAGAACCTTTTCCTCTTAACAGCCATTCTGCGGAAATTTCCTCAAATGAGGATGAAATTGCTATTATTGTTGCAAGGCTAATTTCTCTTTTTCCTATCAGTTGATTATTAATAGTTGTGGGCTTTAATCCACACTTAATAGCAAATCCCCTCTCTGATAGCCCTGAATAGGTTATTACTTCTTTAATTCTGTTTATCATAATCAATCAAAAGTTAAATATCCACAAATGAAGATATAAAATAGGTTTTAAATTTTTATATATCCACATTTGAGGATATATTTGCATCATAAATCAATCAATCATACAAACATACAAAAATTGATTGATAAAACCAATTAAAAAATAACGATTATGAGCTACAATTTATCACAAATAATGAAGTCTGCACACCGCAATTACAAGAAGGGTGGAAAAACATTTTCAGAGTGTTTAAAATCTGCATGGAGCTTCGCAAAACTCCAAGAAAGTTTCTCACCGGAAGCAGTGAAATCAAGAACTGATAAATTTTTAGCTGAAAGACATGAAGCTATGAGCAAGACTGCCAAAGCTACACCTAGCAAGGAATATAATAACCTTAATATTCCCGCTTCCGCTTACTACAACCCAAATAGTACTCATTACGGTGCACATTACGTCGGAGATTAATCAAATTATACAACAATGGATAAAAGAACCGAACTAGAAATACAGCGAGACAAATATGAAGCTGTGATTGAAGAACGAGACGCGTTGATCAGCTCTTTGAGAGGTGAAAATGAAAAACTCAAACGAGATTTAGAATCAGAACGTGGATTTTATAGAGAGAAAGTTTCCCAATGTGATGATTTGAAGAAATTTATTGAATCGCAACGAAACTTAATGGACATAGTTTTGAAGAACAACCAAAGTATTCTCTAACCCTCACTAAAGTCAAACCAAACCGCCGGTTATCCGGTACCCAGTCCGGTCTTTGAGCCTGCCCTTGAAGGGAGACTGGGAACAACAGAGAAGAGTTCTTTGACATATTGGTAAAATGGTGTTTTGGAAGCCGACACGTGCCGAAAGGGATTACTGACGTAGGCGGGCTTCTCAACGATATAATGCTGTGGTTAATGGTCAAGCCGTATCGTTGTAAAACTAAATCAGTTAGACGTTTGTCGGCAAATCGAGGTATTTGCTTTATGTATATAAAGGTGATGTAGCTCAGGCAGGTTAGAGCGCTGTGTGTGGTGGATGGTTGAGAGTTCGAGTCTCTCAAGAAATACTCTTAGCTTAACGGAAGAGCACCACAAGCAGAGGTCGGCGGTTCGAATCCGCTCATCGCTTCAATGTTTAATTTAAAATTAGATTGTATGGAAAAGGATATTCAGAGACGTAACGTAATTGATGTATTACGGAGTATGGATGTTGGTGCAATAGAAGTATTTCCTATCGTTCAGAAACCGTCTGTAACTAATACATTGAATGCTCGGCTTTATAAAGAAAAAGCTGAAGGAATGGCTTGGAAAACAAAGTCAGATGTAAAAAATATGCAGTTTATAGTAACCAGAATTGCATAACTACCTTGCTTGTTGAGATGATCAGAGGTGAAATGGCTGAAATATTGCTAGATAATATTCTCCGTCTGTTTTCTACAGAAACGTTTGGAAAAGATAAGTCTGCGTATTATGTGGGTGGGGAAAAGAAATTGATGAATCTTATAGAAGCGGGTAAGATTGAAAGTGATAAGCCCACTAATGTCCAAAACGGCAAGTGGCATTGTAATGCTGCTCAAGTATTACTTCATTGCCGATGTGCGGGAAGGAAAGTTAAATCTAAAAAACGGAAGAAATGAAAAAGATTAAAGTGATACAGTATGCCATGATGTTCATTGCCTTATGGACAACACTGTATCTTATAGATAGCATTGAAGTTAGCAAGAAAGAATTTATTGCTGCTTTTGTATTGGTGACTGTCGTATCAGTGAATTATATCTGTTTTCGATACTACGAAGATAGGAAACAAAATAAAGATAGCCTGTGAAGGTCTGCATTGCTTAATTTTAGTATTTGTCATGTTTATTTAGCCCGGTTCGCCGGGCATCTGCCGGGATAGTCCAGTTGGTTAGAGCGCATGTTTCTACATGAGGTCAGCGGTTCGAATCCGTTTCCCGGCTCAACTCAATCAGAGTTAAGTAACCCGTGAGGGGGAAAATTATGTTTGTATCAATAACAATTCAATCAATGTAGCCGGAAGCGTCTGGCTACGACCTGAAGGAATGGCGGAATTGGTAGACGCAAGTATGCAGATAGATTGAAGAAAGTCATACATAGGTAATCTGTCATCCCGGTTCGAGTCCGGGTTCCTTCACAGAGAATTTTTCTTTTTATGTTTAACTAATGTTGCCAGCGAAAAGGACGCTGTAGGGTTAAAGCCCCTGTTATTTGAGTTTTAATTGTTCTATACTATTCCGGTGTGCTTTGAACGGCTATCCGGAAACAAGAAGCTCGTGAGAGTGAATTGATTTTTTCAAATTTCTAAATTTAAAATTGAGCCACATCACGGGTTGATGTGGCAACAAGGGGAGGTATTCTCAATGGTAAAGAGAGCATAAAGAAAGCGTACGAAGTGCTTTATGTATTGCATTTGCAATTATTTAGGTTCGACTCCTAAACTGCCCCACAAAAGCTCGTGAGAGTGCTATTTAATAGTTAATGTCGTGTTTTATTTTGTGTTTGTGTTCTAGGTGAATGGTTCGTGAGAATAGTTCACTTAAAACGGATGGCTGGTGTAATTGGCAGCATACGCAGATATGCGTGATGTGGGTTCGATCCCCACGCCATTCACCCTTCTGATCCTAATTAAATTATAGTAGTTCATGAGTTTTGTTTTGTGTTTGTGATTGGGGTGTATGGTCTGTGAAGATAGTGCACCTTTTTAATTAATCGGGCGGATATGTATATCGTTGGTTGAAACTGCGGTGAGGTGCACCAATATTCCGTGAGACCGGTTCGACTCCGGTTCCGTCCACTAGCATTTACATTATGTATAAATCAGGGAGCCGTACACCCTTCAAAGCGTAGCCGTTCCATAAGGTACATTGGATTATTCATTTTCTTATTTTTCTGCCTGTACAATATCGTACAGGCAGTTTTTACTACCTGAAAATGGCGTTAAAATGGCGAAGTTTCTGTTTGCTAAACTTGTCAATAACGATTACCTTTACTGATGTAATGAACTAAAAGTCAAACCATTAAATTAGAATTATGACAGCGAGAAAAAACACTGTATCAACGGTTCAGAATGAAGAGAAGAAGAAAAATTCTATCAGACCGCTTCTAGCTTCTGAAATTGAATGTAGGGTTGGTACTATGAAACCGGACGGTTCGGGCTGCTCCTTGCTATTATACAAGGATGCTCGAGTAGACATGAGAATACTTGATGAAGTGTTCGGAGAAATGAACTGGAAACGGCACCATGATGTCGTTAATGGGAATCTATTCTGTACGTTGTCCATTTGGGATAATGAAAAGAAGGAATGGGTGAGTAAACAGGATGTTGGGACAGAATCTAGCACAGAAAAAGAGAAAGGGCAGGCTTCGGACGCCTTTAAACGTGCAGGATTTAACTGGGGAATTGGGCGTGAACTTTATACGGGTCCTTTCATTTGGATTCCACTTGAGAAAAATGAAATATATCAGAGCAAAACAGGTTCTCCTGCTCTATACACCAAATTCAGTGTAAAAGAGATTGGTTATAACGAGCAAAAGGAGATTATTTTACTTGTTATTGTGGACAATAAAAACCGCGTTCGTTTTGCTTATGGTAATACAAAGGAAAAAGTATATGCTCCCAATGTTTCTGCTTCAAACGCTTCGGGCAAAGTATATACTGGTGTAGACCTGGATCGTGCAATTAAACAAATGACTGGTGTTAAAAGCCGCGAAGAGCTTGAGAGAGTTTGGGCTGAACATCCCGAACTTCACAATAATAAGGAGTTCAGAAACATAACTATTGACATGCAGAAAACATATCCCCCTAGAAATTGATAATAATGATAGAATTAGTGAAATCCAGTGTGGTTTTCAATGAGGAAAACCACACTTATATGCTCGGTGAAAAACAGTTGCAAGGTATAACCGGTATGATTAGCCGGCAGTTGTTCCCTGACAAATATAAAGATGTCCCCGATTTTGTATTGAAGAGAGCTGCTGAGAAGGGGAGCCTTATTCATGCTCAATGCCAGTTTGTTGATGCAACAGGCTTACCGCCTGAAAGTATTGAAGCAGAGAATTATTTGAAAGAGCGGACGAAAGCTGGATATAAGGCTTTTGCTAATGAGTACACGGTGTCTGATAACGAATACTTTGCATCGAATATAGATTGTGTTTGGGAGAAAGCCGGTAGAATCTGTCTTGGTGACATCAAAACTACGCTGCATCTTGACGAAGAGTATTTGAGTTGGCAGTTGTCAATTTATGCTTATCTGTTTGAACTACAAAATCCATTACTCAAAGTTGATAAATTGTTCGGCATTTGGGTACGTGGTGATAAACATGAATTGGTTGAAATTCCTCGTAAGCCTGATAAAGAAGTCAAGAAATTAATGGAATGCGAGAAGAAGGGTGAGCAATATCTATCCATTCTTCCTGTTCCTGCCCCTGATGATGACAAGTTACTTATTCCAATGCAACTTGTAAATACTATAATCGGAATTGAGGAAGAACTTGCAGATCTAACCAAGATTCAGAAAGATTATAAGGCAAAATTGAAAACTGCTATGCGTGAGAATGGTGTCAAGTCATGGGATGCCGGAAGATTGCGAGTTAGTTATACACCCGCTTCTACGAGTGACAATTTTGATACTAAAAAGTTTCAGGCTGACTATCCGGAATTATATTCTAAGTATATCAAAACAGTTCCTAAAGCTGATAGTATCCGTGTAACAATAAGGGAGGATAAATCATGAGTTTAAACAAATTGATGCTTATCGGGCATGTTGGCAAAGACCCCGATATTAGAATTTTGGAAGCTGGTTCTAAAGTGGCCACTTTCTCCTTTGCCACCACTGAAAAAGGTTATACCCTTGCCAATGGAACACAGGTTCCTGAAAGAACTGAATGGCATAATATTGTTGTTTGGCGTGGTCTTGCCGATGTTGTTGAGAAGTATGTCCATAAGGGAGACAAGTTGTATCTGGAAGGAAAGATAAGAACTCGGAGTTATGATGATAGCAGAGGAATTAAACGGTATATTACAGAACTTTTTGTTGATAATATGGAGATGCTTTCTGTTAAGCCTCAACAAGCGCCACCACCGCCACCTCTTCCGGAACACACCAATAATCAGACTCGAAGTGCGGTGAATGAGTGCCCGCCACCGCCACCACCGACCAAGGACGATTTGCCATTCTGATAGGTTATGGAAGCAACATTGACGAAGAAAGATGGCAAAATCCAAATGGATAAGTCTTTCGAGTTCATGTGCAGCACACTTCGTAATGGAGAATACACTGTAACCATTAAGAAAAAAACACAGCCGAGAACATTAAATCAAAATGCTCTCATGTGGAAATGGTTTCAGTGTATTGGTGCCTGTTTGCGTGAATACACAGGTGAAGAGTATTGGAGCACTGCTGCTGGAGTTCAGGATATACATGACTTGTATTGTAAGAAGTTTCTTGTGAAACAGGTTCATGTGAATGGTAAGGTGGAAACTATTGTGCGAGGAACAAGTAAACTTAATACTTTAGAGATGCATAATTTCATGGAAAGCGTGAAAATAGATGCGGCCACCGAGTTTGGTATTACACTTCCATTGCCTGAAGACCAGCATTACTTAGATTTTATTCATGAGTACCAAAACCGGTACTAATTAATCCTTTTATAATTTATGATTGCAAATTTGAGAAACTACGAACCCGAGACAATCGAGTTTGTAGTTCCCGATTCTATTCGGGAAAAATTTCCCCCTGTTTTATTTCAGGGTTCTACGAATGTAGATGAATTGATAAAGTTGGTGAATGAGCATTTCAATGCTACATTCCCTGAAAGTGAGGTGACACAACGTTTACTGGATGAATTTGAGATTTCCGAAATTCGTGAAGAGTATTGCATCAAGCAAGAGAATGAGGTCCCCAAACGCGAACGTGAACTGTTGGAAGCCATTGAACGTGCAAAGAAAATTAAGAGTGATGCACAAGACAGGTTAGCTTCTATTAAGACTGAAATTAAAGACCTGGCTGCCGAGGTCAAAAAGGGGACGAGGGAGTATCATCTTTCAAGTAAGAATACGATCCGGTTTGCTCTTGATGGATATTTCCTGTATTATTCATGGGTGAACGGTGAGTTTAAGCTTGTGAAAGCTGAAAAAATTCCTGATTGGGACAAACGTTCTCTTTGGGCACAGGAAGATCGAAACAGAAAAGCGATGCTTGATTTGTTTGGTATTGAATATCCTGAAGTAGAACGTCCTATTGATGATACAGAAGATTATGGGGACAAGTTCGAAGAAGACCTGTCTGATAAACTTCCTGAAGAAGAACCGGAAGACGATGAGTAGATTGCAGCACAAAAAAGGCAGGAAGTCCAACTATGTGAAGCGGCTTGTGAATAATCCAGATTGGGAAGAAGCCAAGCGTAAGGTTCGTATTAGGGATGGACATAAATGCCAGATGTGCGGTAAAGACTTCAATTTAGAGATTCACCACAAAACATACAGGGTTAACGGAAAATCAATCGTTGGTCATGAACTTGAACATCTTGATTGTCTCGTTACCCTTTGTGGTGACTGTCATTCGAAAGTTCATAAATATCACATCAAATTATGACATACCAGTTAAGAGACTACCAAAAAAGTGCTAGTGATGCAGCGGTCAGCGTTTTTAAATCCAAGGAAAAGAAAAACTACGTGATAGTTCTTCCCACTGGTGCCGGGAAGTCCCTTGTCATTGCCAATATAGCTGCACGGATAGACGGGCCGCTGATAGTGTTCCAGCCTAGCAAGGAAATACTCGAACAAAATTTTGCGAAACTTCAATCATACGGCATATTCGATTGTGGAGTTTATTCAGCTTCTGCCGGAAGAAAGGATATCAATCGTATTACGTTTGCTATGATTGGTAGTGTGATGAAACACATGAGTTTCTTCAAACATTTCAAGCACGTTCTGATTGATGAATGTCATTTAGTGAATCCGGAGAAAGGAATGTATAAGGAATTCTTTGAAGATGAGCAAAGGAAAGTTATTGGGCTGACAGCGACTCCTTACAGATTATGTTCAGGAAGAGGTGGTGCTATGCTTAAATTTATAACTCGTACCCGGCCAAAGGTTTTCACTGATGTTATTTATCACTGTCAGGTGAGTGAACTACTTGCTAAAGGATTTCTCGCAAGTTTGAAATACTATGATATTACAAAGTTGGATTTAAGTAGAGTCAGGACTAATTCTACTGGTGCAGATTACGATGAAAAAAGTCTTCTGCAAGAGTTTGAACGTGTGGACATATACAAAGATATAGTTGGATGGACAAAACGTCTGTTGAACCCCAAATCGGGCATACCACGCAAAGGTATTTTAATATTCACGAGGTTTATTCGTGAAGCTGAAAAACTGGCTTCCGAAATTCCTAATTGTGCGATTGTTAGCGGTTCTACTCCAAAGGAAGAAAGGGCACGAATTCTGAAAGGTTTTAAAGATGGAAGAATAAAAGTTGTTGCTAATGTCGGAGTACTTACAACCGGATTCGATTACCCGGAGCTTGATACGGTTGTTCTTGCACGTCCAACCAAATCCCTTTCCCTCTATTATCAAATGGTCGGTCGTGTTATTCGTCCCTGCCAAGGTAAAGAGGGTTGGGTTGTTGATTTGAGTGGGAATTTCCGGCGTTTTGGGCGTGTTGAAGAGTTACGCATAGAACAGCCTGAAAAGGGAAAATGGTGTATAATGAGTCGTGGCCGTCAATTAACCAATGTAGTATTTTAATTATCATGTGGAGAAATTACAAGAAGAAAGAAAAGAAAAAGCCTCTTTTCGAGGTAGAAGGTGTTAAGGTCAAGAAGAAACCTGATCTTGTCGATAAACTAGACAGAATATTTAGTTTGTTCATCCGTTATCGTGATACGATGCCTAATGGATATTTTCAGTGTATTTCATGTGGTAAAATAAAGCCTTTCAATAAAGCAGATTGCGGTCATTACATCAACCGCCAACACATGAGTACTCGCTTTGATGAAATGAACTGCAATGCTCAATGTTCACATTGTAACCGCTTCATGGAAGGAAATATTCAGGATTATCGCAGACGTCTAGTTGCCAAGTATGGTGAACGAAATGTGCTGATCCTGGAAGCCAAGAAAAATGTTACTAAGCAATTTAGTGACTTTCAATTAGAAAAGCTGATTACTCATTACAAGGAAGAAGCGAAAAAACTGAAGGAAGCAAAAGGTCTGTGAGTTTTATTACTAATCGGAGTATAATCCCTTAAAATATGGAAAGAAATTCATTCATCTTTTATAAAGGGTGGAGAGAAGCAATCAAGGATTTGCCGGATGATGTCAGGCTGGAGATTTACGAAAGCATAATTGAGTATGCGACAACGGGAAATCTTCGGGGGTTGAAACCTATGGCAAATATTGCTTTCAACTTTATAAAGATAGATATAGACAGGGATACTGAAAAGTATATGTCTATTGTGGAAAGGAATAAGAGCAATGGTTCTAAGGGGGGACGTCCGAAAAGTGAAAACCCAAAAGAACCCAAAGAACCCACAAAACCCACTGGGTTATTTGGAAACCCAAAAGAACCCACAAAACCCGATAATGATAATGAATATGATAATGATTATGTAGATGATAATGATTCTCATTTAAAAAAGAAAGAAACTTCTCCTAAAGGAGAATCAAAGAAAGACGAGCTTTCTTTGTTCCCCGAGGAAAAGATTGATTGGGGTGGGCTAATGGATTATTTTAATTCCACGTTTAAAGGTAAACTTCCTGCTATAAAGTCCATAGATGCAAAACGAAAGAAAGCTATTAAAGCACGTGTCGCACAATACGGGAAGCAAGCTGTATTCGATGTGTTCCAATTGGTTTTAGACAGTCCTTTCTTGCTTGGACAAAACGATAAAAATTGGAGGTGCACTTTTGACTGGATATTCAAGTCTGCGAATTTTACTAAAATTTTAGAAGGAAATTACAATGGAAAACGAACTGATACTGCGGCCACAAGAAGAGAATCGGTTAGCAGTCTTACGGACCTCGCCGAAAAACTATTGCAAAGCTCTATGCCCCAAGAAGGTTGAAGATGTATTTCAAAGTGATGAACCTTCTATTGGCACTATTATAAGAAAGTTTGGTGAGCCGCAAGCCAGAGCAGTGTTGGTCATATTGATAGCTGATGCCTTGGAGTTTTTCAATGTCGGTAATCCAATGTCGGCTACACAAGTCGCTACTACAGTAGATTTAATCATTGAAGAATATCCATATATGAAAACTGATGATTTTAAACTGTGTTTCAAGAACGCAATGAAAATGAAATATGGCAATATCTATAATAGAATTGATGGTCAGGTCATCATGAGTTGGCTTCGTGAATACAATAAAGAACGTTGTGCTGTTGCTGATAATCAGTCATGGAATTTTCATAAAGAGAATTTGTCGGAGGAAGTGAGTTATACAAGTGGCTTGTCGTATGAAGAATACCGGAACGAACTCAAACTTAGAGTTGAGCAAGGAGATGAAGAAGCTGCTAAAGCGTTAAGTCTCTCAAATGAAATAATCTCTTATCTAAACAAAAGAGAAAATGGCAAACAAGAAGCAGAAGGTGACAATTTACTGGAACACTAGGCATATCAAACTTGAAGATATTCCTGAAGTGAAAAGAAGAATACGGGAGCGTTTTGGTATTCCTAATCACACAACTGTTAATGGTGAAACGGATTGTTATATCCGTGAGGAAGATATGGAATTGCTTCGGGAAACGGAAAAACGTGGCTTCATTCAAATACGTAATAAGCCCGCATGAAAATGGCGTTAAAATGGCGAAGTTTCTGTTTGCATAACTTGTCATTTTACGATAATTTTACTGATGTAATGAATTAAAAGTCAAACCAATATAATTAAATTATGGAAGTACAAAACATTAGAATTGACCTTATCAGTCCTTCTCCTTTGAATCCGAGAAAGACTTTTGATGAAGCAGCTCTTGAAGAGCTTGCAAGCAACATTGAAAAGCAAGGTTTATTGCAACCTGTCACTGTCAGAGTTGCTAAATCCGAGGAGATGACTAACCTAGAAACCGGAGATGTTACCCCATTACCTTACACATACGAAATTGTTTGCGGTGAGCGTCGTTTCCGGGCTGTGTCACTTTTGAAAGCAAAGGAAGATGAAGCGAATGTTGCAAAAATCAAAGCCCATCGAAAAAAGTCGGAAAAATTTCAGACAATATCCTGCATTGTCAGAGAAATGACAGATGATGAGGCTTTTGAAGCGATGATTACCGAGAATCTTCAAAGAAAAGATGTTGATCCCATCGAAGAAGCTTTTGCCTTTGCGCAGTTGGCTGAAAAAGGACGAACTTTGGAAGATATCGCTCTTAAAATAGGAAAGTCTACCCGGTTTGTATTTGACCGTATTAAATTGAATTCTCTTATTCCTGAACTAAAAGAGCGGGTAAGAAATGGAGATATACCATTGTCCGGTGCTATGATTCTTTCTAAATTGGATGAAGATACTCAAAAAGAGTTTCATGAGGAGGAGGAAGAACAATGTACTACTGCTATGATTCGAGAATTTGTGAGTAATTCTTTCATGGAGCTTGGTAACGCACCTTGGATTAAAGATGATTCCGATAATTGGGAAAATACTGATATTAAATCATGTTCTCAATGTGAGAATAATACGTGTAATCATGGTTGTTTGTTCTATGAAATGAATAGTAAGGATGCTAGATGTATCAATGCTGCTTGCTATGAGAAAAAACAGATTGCTTATGTGACGCGGAAAATTCAACTAGAATATGAACATCTTGTTAAAGTTGGCGAACCTCTTTCATTTGGAAAAACAGTAATTATCGCTAGACGTCCCGATACATATTGGGGAGAAGATAGAAAGGTTTTCTATGAAAAAACTTTGGAAGCTGTTAAACAACTTGGATTTGAAATAGTTGATCCTGATGAAATCTTTAGATGTAAGTGCTGGTATTCAGAAGATGATGAACGCACTTTGAAAATGCTTGAAGATGGAGAAGTTTATCGTTGTCTTTCATTTTTTGGACATTATTCTCCCGAATTTAACGTTAGTTTCTATTATGTTAGAAAAGCAACGGCTTCCTCTACTTCCGCCGTTGCCGATCTAAAAGAGATAGAAAGGGAAAAAATAAACGCCCAATTAAAAAGAGCGAAGGATATAGTCAAGGAGAAGTCTGCTGAAGAAATGCGCAAGTGGGCGCAAGAGAAAACATATTATCAGAGAACAAAAGAATTCTCTGAAAATGAACAACTTGTTTTTGATGTGCTGGTTCTTAGCGGTTGTAGCAGTACTTATCTTGAAAAACTGAATTTGAAAAAATGGAATGGTGAGAGTGATTTTGTAAATTATGTCAAGAACAACCAAGCTGACCGACACCAATGGTATAGAGCCTTTATTGCTGAATGCTTATCATCGAATAATGTGAATTTCTGCTCCTATTTGCAAAAGTGTCAGAAAATCCTTTTTGCAGAACAATATCCGGATGATTACAATGCGCTAACAAAGAAACTTGCAGATTCATATAGCAAGAAAGAGATGAAGCTCAAACAGCAACTCGAAGAACTTAATAACGATAACACAGAGGAAGCCTAACGGTTTCCTCTCTTTATTTGAAATGAAAATGAAAGACTATATAGAATTTCTAAAAGACAAGATGGCTATTAGCCACAATACTGGATTTGAAGTTAATCCTAATGAAATATCAACTTCTCTTTACCCTCATGTGAGAGATACCGTTCGTTGGGCGGTTTCCGGTGGTTGCCGTGCCATATTCTCCAGTTTCGGTATGCAGAAAACAGTAACCCAATTGGAGATATGCAGAGTTATAATCAACCAGTATTTTGGTAAAGCTCTTATCGTTTGTCCTAAACGTGTAGTAGTAGAGTTTATCACCCAAGCTAAGGAGCACATGAACATGACAGTTAAGTATGTCAAGACCATGAGCGAAGTCAGAGCCTGCAAGTGTGATATAATGATTACCAACTATGAGCGTGTCCGTGACGGAGAAGACGGCGTAAGAATAGAACCTTCCTTTTTTACCGTTACCTCATTGGATGAAGCAAGCGTATTGAGAGGGTTCGGCACCAAGACATACCAAGAGTTCCTACCGCTGTTCGCCGATGTGCCTTTCCGCTTTGTTGCCACTGCCACGCCGTCACCTAACAGATACAAGGAGCTGATACATTATGCCGGATATCTTGGAGTGATGGATACAGGTCAAGCCCTTACACGTTTTTTTCAACGTGATAGTACCAAAGCTAATAATCTAACGCTTTATCCACACAAAGAAAAAGAATTTTGGCTGTGGGTATCAACTTGGGCATTGTTCCTAACCAAGCCTTCCGACCTCGGTTATCCTGATACCGGCTATGAATTGCCGGAACTGCGGGTACATGAAGAAGTGGTTAGCGTTGACAATTCCACTGCCGGTACAGACCGTGACGGACAAGTGAAGATGTTTCGTGAGGCTGCTCTCGGACTTGCTGATGCAGCGAAAGAACGTCGGGACAATATGGCAGAGAAGATTGCCCGTGTCGTAGAGATTATTAATCGTCCTGAAAACAAGGACGAGCATTTCCTTTTGTGGCATGACCTTGAGAGTGAGCGGGAAGCCCTTTGCAAGGCTATCCCCGGTTGCAAAGCTGTTTATGGCTCGCAGGATGATGAGGAAGCCGACAAGGTGATAGCGGACTTCAAAAACGGGAGATTGAAATACCTGGCCGCAAAGCCTGAAATGCTTGGTGAGGGTTTGAACTTCCAGTACCATTGTCATAAGGCTATCATGTTCATCGACTACCGGTTCAATGACAAGTTTCAGGCGATAGCCCGTATCTACCGTTTCATGCAAAAACATCCTGTAGACCTTTACTTGGTCTATGCAGAAAGTGAAGGAGAGATATTCAAAAGCTTTATGCAGAAATGGGCGCAGCATCGTGAAATGGTTTCTAAAATGACTGATATCGTCCGTGAGAACGGTCTGTTCGGTTTGCAGGCAGAGGAGAAGATGATGCGCTGGATGTTTGCCAGCCGTGAAGAAAAATCCGGTAAACTGTGGAAAGCCATCAATAACGACAATGTTTTGGAGTGTCAGAAAATGGAAAGCAACTCGGTGGATTTGGTTGTAACCAGCATCCCTTTTTCCAATCATTACGAATATACGCCGACCTATAACGATTTCGGGCATAATGAAAGCAACGACAAGTTCTTCGAGCAGATGGACTACCTCACACCAGAACTGATGCGGATATTGAAGCCTGGGCGGCTGGCTTGCATCCATGTGAAAGACCGTGTATTGTTCGGTAATGCCACAGGTGACGGTATGCCCACCATCGACCCGTTCTCCGAAATGACGGTATTTCACTACATGAAACACGGATTCCGCTACATGGGGCGTATCACAGTAGATACCGATGTGGTAAGGGAGAATAACCAGACCTACCGCCTTGGCTATACAGAGATGTGCAAAGATGGTTCTAAGATGGGTATTGGTTGCCCTGAATATGTGCTTCTTTTCCGTAAACTGCCTTCTGATACTTCACGTGCCTATGCAGATTTGCCAGTAACCAAGAATAAGAATGAATATTCGTTAGCCCGCTGGCAAATAGATGCTCATGCAAGTTGGAAATCTTCAGGTAATACTTTGTTAAGCTATGAAGATATGAAAGTTGCCGGTATTGACAAGATACGCCATTTGTTTAGAAACTATGAGCGTGAACATATATACAATTATGAAGAACATGTTGCTTTCGCTGAAGAATTAGAAGTTTACGGTAAACTACCAAAAACATTTATGGCCGTAGATCCTGTAAGTAAGAAACCTTGGATTTGGGATGACGTTACCCGGATGCGTACACTCAATACCAAGCAGTCACAGAAAAAACGTCAAAATCATATTTGTCCTCTTCAGCTTGATATTGTTGAGAGGTTGATTGAACGGTATTCAAATAAAGGAGACTTGGTATTCGACCCATTTGGCGGTATCGGTACTGTTCCTTACTGTGCTATTAGATTGGGGCGTAAAGGGCTCTCTACCGAGTTGAATTATGACTATTGGAAAGACAGCCTTTCATACTTGCATGAAGCTGAAATTGAAGTGAATGCACCGACGCTATTTGATTTGATGGAAGCTATTTAATCTAAATAAGAATGGATATGTATTTGTATAAAAACAGACCACCGCCTTTATTAAATAGTGTGAGATTATTCTTAGTCTAACAATTTAACCCGATCGATATGATAACATTGAATAGGTTTGCCCAGAGATGCTTGAATATCATGAGGAAGCGCTTTAAGATGAATGAGCATAGCTCAAGAAAAGCGTTTAGCATAAGAATTGAAGCCGTTTGGAGAAAATTCGATATTGCTTCTAAATATAGGAGTGATAATCTTCCTAAATATTCGGAAGATGAAGAATTGGCAGCCGAGATGATAATTTACCTTGTTGCCTATTTAAAAAGATTTGGTTGTGAGGACATTGAACAGCTTATCAAAGATAAGATAGAGTTCGATGATAGAAAAAATGATTAGGTGTTGTTACTGACTGTTTGTGTTGTTGATTTTGTGTTGTTGATTTTAATATAGTTAGTTATGACAGAGATTATTCAAGTCTGCCTACTTGATTTTAATAAGGGGCAGCTCACGGGATTGCCGAAAAATCCACGTTTTTTTCGTGATTACCGCTTTGAAGCGATGAAGAAAAGCATTCAGGATTCGCCAGAGATGCTTGAACTTCGAGAACTTATAGTTTTTCCCTACAATGATGGCAGATATATTGTTGTTTGTGGTAATTTACGTTTGCGAGCTTGCAAGGAGTTAGGTTATAAAGAACTGCCTTGTAAAATTCTGGCACCTGATACCCCCGTTAAGAAGTTGAGGGAATATGCCACTAAAGATAATGTCAATTTTGGTGAGAATGATTTGGACGTTATGGAAAACGAGTGGAATAAGGCGGAACTCCAAGATTGGGGCATCGAATTTGCCCCGGAGAAGAAAGAGGATGAATTTAAAGAGCGCTTCGATGCCATCACGGATGATACAGCCATTTATCCTCTCATTCCAAAGTATGACGAAAAACATGAGTTGTTTATCATCACCTCAAGTAATGAGGTAGATAGCAACTGGCTTCGTGAAAGGCTGGATATGCAGCACATGAAGTCGTACAAGACCGGGAAAGTAAGTAAGAGTAATGTAATCGACATAAAAGACGTTCGCCATGCCTTGCAAAATAGTAATACCAAGTCATAAGCGCCATGACCGGGTGTTCGCTAAAAAGTTGGTGAACGATCCTATCATTTGCGTTGCTGAAAGTCAAGCTGACTTATATCAACAATTTAACCCGGAATGTGAAATTGTTACTCATCCTGACGATGTTATGGGCCTCATCCCGAAACGTAACTGGATGGCAAAGCATTTTGGAGAACTTTTCATGCTTGATGATGATGTCCATGCCTGCAAACCTATTTATGTGGAAAAAGGAGAACCTAGCCGGATAAAGGATAAAGATAAGATAACCAATATCATTCAGTCATTATTTGAGATGGCCAGTATGATGGATGTACATCTGTTTGGCTTCACCGCTCGGATATCGCCGGTAATGTATGATGAATCCGCTTTTCTTTCTCTTTCGAAAATGATAACCGGTTGCAGTTATGGAGTAATCTATAACAAAAACACTTGGTGGAATGAGGAAATACGTTTGAAGGTGGAAAAGCCACGCGACTTTGACCCTTTTGGCCAAACAGGATTTGCCCACCTTTGGCTACAATACAATTGACCCCTTAAAGCCCTGGTGTTGGGGGTCACTTTTATTTTACCCTTTTAAAATTTCTCATTTTTCTTAGACCTTAACTTTCGCATACTTTCACCATATAGCTCTATGGTATGAGCCGTATGTATGATACGGTCAAGGATTGCATCGGCTATTGTCGGGTCACCAACCATGTCGTACCAGTTGGAGGATGGATACTGCGATGTGATGATGATGGATTTCCGTTCATGCCTGTCCTCGATGATTTCAAGCAGTATGGGCCGTTCCTTGGCATCAAGAGGTACGATGAACAGGTCGTCAAGGATGAGTAACTGGCATCGCTCAATTTTCTTGAGTTCCGTTTCAAGTGTACCTTTGACTTTGGCGACTTTCAGCGCACCGAGCAGTTTCGGGGCGTTGGCATAGAAGGTTCGGAATCCCCTTTTGCATGCTTCGTGGCCGAGGGCACAGGCCAGATAGCTTTTCCCCGTTCCTGAAGAACCGGTGATGAAAAGGTTCTGTGCCTTATGCACAAAATCAAGGGTGGCGAGACGTTCCATCTGGTTGCGCTCCAGCCCCCGGTTCGTGGCATAGTCGATCTGTTCAATATAGGCCTTGTAGCGGAATGCCGCATTCTTGGTAAGCCGTGCAATGGCAGCCTGTGCACGATAGTCCCATTCGCGTGCAAGGAGCATGGAAAGGAACGTGTCCGCAGTCATGGATTGCGGAGTGGTGCCGGCAAGACTTTCCCTGAAAGCCTCTGCCATACCATGCAATTTCATACGGTTCATTAAATCCAGTGATATGGTATTCTGGTCTTGTTGTCCCGTAACGGGAACTGTTTTATTGTTTACTTCCATAAATAATAGTTTTATTGTTTGTCTTTTTTGTAATATTCACGTCCACGTATATTTTTGTGGGTCAATGAAATCTGGGAAGTCACGTTGGACTGTACTTTTCCGTCCTCATCAGGAAGGAAATCCACATCTTCTCCCAGTTCAAGCACCTCGCGCAAGGCTTGGTATCCGTATTGCAATTTCTGATCCGCACATGCGCAAGCCGCAACTAGACGGTCACGGCCGTATTTCTTCTCCAGTGTCATGATGCCACGGCATGACCTGAACGCTTTGGGTGGATATTGCATGACACGCTCCACTTCCCGAAGATAGTTCAATACGATGTTGTCTATTTCCGAGGCACGTTGAAAGAGTTCCTCCAAGTCCTTGTCATAGGGACCATAATGACCAGGCAGGTTGTGCTCCTTTTTCCAAGAATAAGTGTAAGGAATGTCACAGCGGTCGTGGGTGGCGACAAGGTTCATTCCACAATAGATTTACACCGTGTCGGCATCATAGAGAATCGTCATGCGCCTGCCTACATACTCTTTTGGAACACTGTAATGGTGCTTGAACAAGGAAACGTAAGAGTTCTTTCCCACGGTCATCAGTTTCCTTTCTTTCATTACGTAGCGTTTCACGGGAAGCGGACGAAGATAATCCTTCTCTCCATGAAGGAATATTTCCTTGCGTGACATCTCCCGTCCGGCCATCACCTTTTCATTGAAATCAAGCAAGGAAATATGGATGGCGGTATTGAGTTCCTCCAAACTGGAAAATGTCATTCCCTCTATATCAAGGTAAATGGAACGGTAGAGGAGCTTTACGGCATTTTCTACCAAAGCCTTGTCCTTGGGGTGACGCACACGAGCAGGATAGACCACACAGCCGTAATATTCGGCAAAAGCGGCGAAATCATCATTGATGACAGGTTCGTTGCGGTCGCTTCGTGTGACGGCAGCCTTCAGATTGTCGGGGACGATAGCCGCAGGAACACCTTCAAAATATTGAATGGCATTCTCGCATGCCTTTATCAGGTCTTCCTTGCGTTGCGACCATACGGCTTCGCAGTAGGTAATAATGGCTGAACGGAAGGATGGCAACAAATACCTCGGATTTCTTCGTCTCGCCCGTCATTTCATCAACAACTTCAAGTCTGTCACCGGCAAAGTCAATATACATCTGCTCTGCGGCATAGTGCTCTACATGACCGACAACCTTAATGTGAAACCTGTATTCGCTGACAATCCGTTTGAAGGAAGACAACTGATAGCCGTCCGGATATTCGGTATGGTACTCCTTGAACAGTTTTCGGACACTCATACCTTTGCGTGACAGACGAGATACATATCCGGGAAGCAAGGCCTCCAATTCAATCCTTTTGGATGAAGGCTCCCGATGCCGGGTATCCGTGCAGCCGAACAGTTCATCCAACTGTCCATTGGGCAGGGAAAGAAGCTGTTCAATACTCTTGCCGCTTGAAAGGAATAAGCGGACATATTTGCGGACTGTATTACGGGAAATATGAAACGTAGATGCCGTTTCCTTGATTCCTATGCCAGCCGCATAACATCTTAAAATATTTTTGATTCGTTTATTCATTTGTATAGATTTTATTTTCTCCCCCGTTACACCAGGACAAGGGTACTCAAATCTACACAAAAAAACTATAATTATAGGTGAAGCAAGTGGGCAACACTATTTTAGCCAAAGGGGTCAATCATATTTTAGCCAAAAGGGATAATTCTGCGTGGCCAAAAGGGTCAAAGTTGAGTGGCTTTTCCACACGCATCTAAACCGAAAACTCATCGAATATCCCGAAGGAGTGAAAGACCGTTCGGCGGCTATCCAAAGGAGGCTGGAAGAAGCTGGACTGACACGCAAAATCGGGAGCAACCAAGTGCGGGCAATCCGCATCAACGTGTCGGCAACGCCCGAAGACATGGAACGCATCGAACGGGCGGGACGGCTGGACGAGTGGTGCGCCGACAACCTCAAATATTTTGCCGACACGTTCGGGAAGGAGAACATCGTGGCGGCTCACCTGCACTTGGACGAGAAAACACCGCACATGCACGTCACACTTGTGCCGATAGTCAAGGGGGAACGCAAGCGGAAGAAAAGGGAGGAGCAGGCGAAGAAACGCTACCGCAAGAAGCCGACCGACACCGTGAGGCTGTGCGCCGATGACATCATGAGCCGCTTGAAACTGAAAGCCTATCAAGACAGCTACGCTGTTGCGATGAAAAAATACGGTTTACAACGGGGCGTGGACGGTTCGGAAGCGAGGCACGTTTCCACGCAGCAATATTACCGTGACATAAAGCGGCAGACGGAGGAGCTGAAAACAGAAGTGGTGGAATTGCAGGAACGGAAAGAAACGGCACGGGAAGAGCTTGAACGGGCGAAAAAAGAGATACAGACCGAACGGCTGAAAGGGGCAGCCACGACCGCAGCCGCCAACATCGCCGAGAGTGTCGGTTCTCTTTTCGGGAGCAACAAGGTCAAGACGCTGGAGAGGGAGAACACCGTCCTGCATAGGGAGGTAGCCACACACGAGGAAACCATCGAAGCACTGCAAGCCGAGATACAGACCATACGGGCAGACCACAGCCGTCAAGTGCTGGAAATGCAGCAACGGCACTTGCAGGAAAAGAACGAAACGGTAACAAAACATCAAACGGAAGTGTCAAGGCTTAACGCCTTGTTGATAAAAGCCGCAGAATGGTTTCCTTGGTTTCGTGCTATGCTCCGTATTGAGAAATTGTGCCTTGCTGTCGGTTTTACCCATGAACAGACCGCCCATTTAATGACAGGCAAGCCATTGCCGTACAACGGCGAACTCTATTCCGATGAGTATAGGCGTAAGTTCAAGACGAATGATGTTACTGCCAAAGTTGGTACAAACAATGGAAAGCTGATACTTGCCATTGACGGACTGCATATCGGGGAATGGTTCAAGAAACAATTTGAACGATTACAACAGAATGTCGGCTTGAAGCCTATTCAGAAAAAGAATAAAGGCTTCAAGCTATAGTCTATCATGCACATCACATACATGGAGGACATTTTTTTGTCCCCATGTATATAGAGTCCAAGACTAACTCATGTTATTCCCAAGAAATTACTCATACGGTCAATACACCGTTTCTTTTGATTGAGATTAGGATGGACGTACAGATTAAGTGTCGTTGCTACGTTTGAGTGACCGAGTATGACACTGACAGTTTTATAATCACACTGACTTTCAATACATCGGGTCGCAAATGTGTGCCTAAGTCCATGAAAGACCAAGTGGGGAATATCCAATCGTTTTAGCAACCTGCCAAAATAATCACGATAAGAACGAGGCTCTTTAGATTGTGTAGAAGTGCCTACTACGTATGGGGATTGAGATTGTTTCCTTACCATTTTCAACGCTTGGAGAAGCTGTTTGGATATAGGAATCTCACGATAGGAATTCTTGGTTTTTGGGGAAGAGTGAACCCTTTCTGTAGATTTCAACTCACAGTTATATATTCTGCCTACAGTATGCTTCACGATGATTGTCTTTTGTGCAAAATCCACATCTTCCCATTTCAAAGCGCAAACCTCACCAATTCTCATTCCGGTACAGAGAGCCAACAGTACACCTATATTTTGTGGAGTGGGCTGTTCCAGCAAGTGACGCATCAATATACGCTGATGATTTAATGACAATGTTGGCGGCAGTTTGTTTTCTATTTGGGTAGGATATTCGATTTCCCATTCTTCAAAATGGAAAATCCCGTGCTTATTCCCGTATTTGATAACAGATTTGAGCACTGCCACTATATCCCAGACTGTTTTTCTTGCTAATCCGGAAGTACATTTGTCTATCACAAACTGCTGGACATCCTTCTCTGTTATATTTTCCGCAGCGCCAAATCGTGGCAATAGGTGTGTCTGTAACGTAAGCTGATAAGCACATAGGGTGGAATGCTTCACTATCGGACGTTTTGCATCACACCAAATCTCGGAAACTTCGTGAAATGTTTTTTTATTGTTCATATTTTGAGAGAATTAATTGATTTAACTCTCTCAAAATAACACACTTTTACCGATTTCCCTTTGAACGGTTATGGGTTTTACAAAGCATCTCACAATTTTCCATGCTGGTTGACCCTCCCTTACTCCATGCAGTCACATGGTCGGCATCCATTTCCGAAAGTTTGTAAATACGGGTCTTGTTGGCATTATTCCCCAACGCACAGAGCGGACAATTGGAAATTCCTTGTTTCTCAGCCGCTTCGGTCTGACGCTTGTAGGCAGCCCGCTTGGTTGCTTCTTCAAAGATACGGATGTCAAGCAATTTCTTATCCTCTTCTCCACCCAGTACATATTCGTAAATATTTCGGGGACACCGCACGCTTTCATCCGCTTGCAAGGCTTTTACCCGTTCCGTAACATGGACGGTACTATAAGGGGTGGCATGGTACGTTTCATACAGCCGTCCCCATTCCAAGCCGCACATGTCACGCTCTACCATAGTAAAGGTAGCCGATACCCAGTCAATCACAGAACGGAAATAACTTTTCAATTCTCCCGTGGAAGGCTCGTGACGGTGTATGCTCATATAGGCATCAATGCTCATCTCCTTACTGTCGCAAATCCACCGGAGGGCTTCCGCCAGATAATCCTGCCGTTTCACATCTCCCTTGATATAATGACTCCATTTCTGTATTTCCGCATTTTGGGAATTACTGAACACCCGCTTGGCTGCATTTACGAACTCGCCCGAATAGATGGCATTGAGCAATTCCTGCTCCTTGAGCGGAATGCCTACAATATTGATGGTCTTGAACCACTCCTTTATTTCCTTTTCCTCACCTTCGCATTCATATACCAGCAGAGAGGATTGCATAATCTTTTGTTGCTGCTCTTCGGGCAATCCCGAGAAATACTGTACGTTATCCGCTTCATCCTTGATGGCGAATTTTCCTGTAACGAACCGACCGATAGAAGTGATGCGTTGCTGCCCGTCAAGTACTTCAAATCGTCCGTCCACAGTCCGGTTGAAATAGATTAGTCCGATGGGATAACCTTTCAGCAGGGATTCTATCACCGCTACATCACGTTTCCCATCGTTGTAGATGTAATGGCGTTGATACTCGGGTTGGATAGTGAGCCGCCCGTCCAATCCAAACAGACCTTTACCTTCCAATTCGTTGTAGGTAAATCCTTTACAGATGTCTTCAACAGTCCATTCTGTATGCAATGTTGTCTTCATGATATTGATTCACTTTTTAGGATTATTCTTTTGTGTCTTCTTCTTCCGGAGATGAATTGAGCGCAATGCCTGTCTTGGCGTTCAGCGGACTGATGACTGCCTTACCCGTCTTGGCTTCCAACTCCATACGGGCATTGCGGGCAATCTCACCACCGGCTTCCGCCACATCCATGTGTTCCCGAAATGTTTCCGGATTTTTACTTTCAGATATTTCTTTGGTGGAAAGTTCCGCCAACATATTTAGCACCAATTCCTTATTGGTCATATTGTCACGTAAGTTCTCTTTTTTCAGACCTTTGAACTGCTTATATTCCTTGGCGGTCATGTCACTCCAAGTCTGATAAATAATATCGGTCAGCGTAGCAAACTGCACTCCCTCTTGCAATCCGTGCCGCTTCCATTCATCCGTGAGGTCTTTACGAATCTCTATAGATTTGAGACGCTGATTAATCCAATTATCCGAATACCCCAACCGCTTATAGTCCACCAGTGCTTGATTGATAGAGAGTTCGGGGTCTTGCATTTGGTTAAGACGTTCAGTCGCCACTTGTGCCATCCATTGCTTGAACGGTTCTGCTTTGGGCGATGGAATAGACTGAATCAAACGGAGAAGCTGCTGAGTATCTGCCACATCGGTTAAATACATCTTTCCATCAGCCGATTTCATTTTCAGTTGACTACAATTTGTAGTCAACTCACTCCCTTCTTTTTTTAAACGTGTTTTCAAGACACTCCAATACTTACGAGGATTAGGGCTATCGGTTAGGACAGCCACCACATCCACTATGGAAAAGTACCATTTTTCTTCTTTGTCATCCCAAATGGTACGCACTTTCTTGGTTTCAAAAAGCTTGATGGCATTATGCTGAGTCATAATATTATATTTTGTCTTTATTTTTAAGTTAAAATCTTAGGGATAACCGATAGGCAAAACACATCTTGCTTAAGAACCAAGAAATACACGAATGTTGACAGCCAAAATACAACGACTTGAATGCGAGAAGCGTTATTAAAGATGGCAGAAGATATATTCCTATGTATGCCCGATTACTCATCCGTAAATTATAATCTGATATGTCTGATAAGTACTCTTGCATATACTTGGGTGTAATACTTTCCGTCAACTATATAATAAGTCTCATTTTGAGGAACTTTAGAATGAAGCAATACCGCTCCATCATTAAGTTTCGTCACTTTGGATTCTTTCCCATGGTGGTCTATTTGAATTTGCTCGGGATAAATCTTAGAAGCTATTCCATACCAAGTTTTAGTTATCCCTAAGATTTTAAATTGCTCCGGACAATATTTAATCAGAAATGAGATAGGAACTCCCATCACTCCTTCATAATCTGACGGAATGGCATCCGTAAAAGGTACTTCAATGGCATCATAATTATCGTAGCGGTCATAGGCAGCTTTGCCTTTCAGTTCCTTATGTTTGGAAAAGCGGAGGTTGTCTGCCATGCTCATCAGTGACAATGGCTCGTGACGACGACCATGTTCAATACTGGTAAACCAACATGAATTGCCCAATCTGGTATAATTGCCTACATATCCTAATCTTGCAGCTTTAGCCCTGTCTTTCTCATCCACTTTAGCTCCTTCAGGAACACCAAAAACCATATCATTTCCATTTCCTGTAGCACCTAACCAAACTTTGTTATCTTTTATCAGTGGAAAGACCTCTTTATAAGTGATTGCATTCATATTACCTATTACAGCAAATTTCTTCCCGGCTTCCACAATCCAAGCCAAGAATTCACGAAACAGGGAGAATGGCGGATTGGTGATGATAAAATCCGCTTCATTGCGAAGCTCGGTAACTTCTTTGCTTCGGAAATCTCCGTCACCTTCCATATACTTCCACTCAAGGTCATCAATATTGATACGTCCGTCCCCACTTTTGTCTCGTTCCAAGATGAATATCTTACCTTTCACCTGTGCCTTGGACGGGTCGAACTGAGGTGCTTCTTGCTCAAACAAAGAGGGCTGATAAGGCGTTTTGTATTTTTTGCTATCCGGCGCATAGCTCGTAGAAATCAGTTTTTTCAAGCCCAACTCATCGAATTTGGCAGCAAAGTATCGGGTAAAGTTGCTCCATTCTGGATCATCACAAGGAAGAAGCACAATCTTTCCTCGAAACACATCGGGGTCATATTCAAGATAGGCGTTCATTTCAATCTCTATGTCATGAAATTGCGTATAGAACTCATCATTCTTAGCCGCCTTAGCTTCTTTTAGATTAGT